AATCTGCGTGCATATATAAACGGTACGCAAATTGGCAGCACGGTGTCAGTGTCTGGAGTTACATTTAGTGCATCAGGGGTTGGCTATATTGGTGCTTACTATTTATCAGGGTCAAACTTAAACGGGTTAATTTCTAATTTACGAATTACCAAGGGTGTAGCACTTTATACATCTGCATTTACTCCTTCAACAACTCCTTTAGTTGCAACAACGCAAACAATACTGCTCACCTGCAACAACAACGGATTTATTGATCAAAGCGCGGCTAACAACACGCTGACGCGCAATGGGGACACGCGGGTATCCAAGTTCTCCCCGTTTACGCTCTATCAAGTAACGCCTGCAAGTTACAGCGGTTACTTTGACGGTACCGGGGACTATTTAAGCGCCCCCACGTCTTCTGTTCAACTTGGGGCTCAGGAATTCACGTTTGAAACTTGGGTTTATTTTTCAGAAGTTGCAAATGACAGAACCCTGATATATTGGAACGGCAACACATCGGGAAATGCAGCGCTACACGTCCGCACCATTTCAGCAAGATGGGCTCTTTGGATATCACAAAACGGATCATCTTGGGCCATTCAGCAAAACGCTTTAGGCAGTACGATTGTTGCGGGTCAGTGGTATCACGTTGCGGTGGTGCGCGCGGGCAACAACGTTCGCATGTTTGTCAACGGAACAGACATTACATCGGGCGGATATACATTATCGGGCTCGTTGATGACCACATACACGCTGAATCAAATCGGTGTATATAACAGCGCTTTTTATTACATGCAGGGGAGCCTGTCCAACTTCCGCATTGTGTCGGGCACGGCGGTCTACACGGCCAACTTCACGCCGCCAACATCCGCGCTGACGACAACCACAACGGTGCCAAGCAATCAAAGCAACAGCGTGTCGTTTGATGGTAGCGGTGATTATTTGAATATTGCTACAAGCACAGCATTTGGAATTGGAACGGGCGATTTCACAATTGAATATTGGGTGTATTTTAATTCTTTGTCTGGTACGCCAGTTGTATTCGATATGAGATCATCTGGAGCCGACACCATGCTTTCAGATTATTACAATGGTTCGGGTAACCCAGTACTCTATTACAACAGCGCAAATTTGCTAGTTTCTTCGGGCGTTGTAGCTGTTGGATCGTGGAATCACATAGTTTGGGTGCGTTCTGGTACAACAATTACGTCTTATGTAAATGGTGTAGCCCGTGGGACCGCAACAAGTAGTGCAAATTTTGGAACTACACAACCTTTTAGAATAGGCGCAAACATAACACCCGGCGCTTATGTAAACGGATACATATCAAATTTCCGTTTTGTTAAAGGAGCGGCTGTTTACACATCCAACTTCACGCCGTCCACCACGCCGCTGACGCTAACCAGCCAGGGCGCAACGGCGGCCAACGTCTCACTGCTGACATGCCAAGACACACTGTTGGAAGACAACAGCCTTAACTATTTCCGCATCACGCCTTTTGGTGACGCGCGCCCCTCGTCGGCTAACCCATTCGTGTCAACCAACGGCATTGGCGGCACAAGCTATAGTGGTTTCTTTGACGGAACGGGGGATTATCTAAATCTTTCATCTCCGGTTGCGCTTGCCATTGGAACCAACAGTTTTACTTGGGAGGCTTGGGTATTCCCAATCAGCACAGCCACATTTTGTGTTATTTACGATAATAATGGTTCAGGTGACGCAACAGGAACGGGAAGATTTCTAATAACGATGGAAGTCGGCGGCCAAATACGTTTAACAACGTTGGCTGGAACTAGCGTTCTATTGAACTCAGGAACAAGCGTTATTCCCGCGAGACAGTGGACACACATTGCTATTTCTCGTTCCGGTACAACCGGGTATTTATTTTTTAACGGTGTTGTTGTTAACTCAGCAACTGTTTCAACTAACTTTCTTGTCGCTACAAACAACGCAACTAACAGGCCTATTATTGGGGCAAACGGTTTTAACACAAACAACGGGTTTAACGGGTACATTTCCAATCTGCGAGTTGTTAATGGCACTGCACTTTACACCTCTGCATTTTCTCCCTCGACAACCCCACTAACTTCAGTAACCAATACTGCGTTGCTTACCTGTCAGTCAACCACGTTCATTGACAACAGCACCAACGCTTTCCCCATTTCGGTAAGTGGTAACGCGGTAACAAACGCGTTCAACCCATACAGCGGCGCGACGACGCTGCTTACCTGTCAATCTACCCAGTTCATCGACAACAGCGCAATCCCCGTAACCATCACGGCAAACGGCAACGCAACACCCAAACTCGCCAACCCGTTCACCGACACGGTAACTGGCCCCACACCCTACACGGCGGCGACGTACGGCGGGTCTGCGTACTTTGACGGTACGGGGGATTATTTGACTGTGCCCGACTCTGCCTTGCTTGAGCCGGGAAGCAACAACTTTACGGTTGAATGCTGGTTCTACATGACAGGAGCCAACCCGACTAACGGGGCAGTATTATTCAGCAAGGCAAACACAAGCTCGTATGGTCCAATAACCGTGGGGTTTACATCCACAGGGGCAGGAAGCGGAATAACCGCATTGTCATCCGCTACAGGGTCCACCTGGGGTATTACTTTGTTGGGGACTGCAACAGCGACAACTTTGCGTAGTTCTTGGAATCACGTTGCCTATGTTAGGAACGGAAACGTATTTACGCTGTACTTAAACGGCGCCGTTGCCGCCACAACTACAAACGCAATTGGTGCGTTAGTTAACAACACCGAACTTGTACGTTTTGGTCAAACTAACTTTACGGCAACTGACTTCCCTGGGTTCATATCAAACCTGCGTTATGTGGTTGGGACGGCAGTCTACACCGGCCCCTTCGTGCCACCCGCCGCCCCTGTAACCGCAATTACCAATACTCAGTTGTTGGTCAACGCAACCAACGCGGGCATCTTTGACAACACGACGATCAACGACCTGGAGACGATTGGAAGCGCGCAGGTCAGCACCAGCGTCGTCAAGTACGGCACGGGGTCAATGTCATTTAACGGTCTTTCAGACGCGTTAATAATGCCCAGCCAGCCGGCCATCGCATTTAACACGGGAGATTTTACGGTTGAAGGTTGGGTGTATTTTGCTGGTGCTCCTGCATCAACGTTCCATAGTCTGTATTCCACCCTTGTACAGGTGGCAAGCCCTGGCGATCACGGTGTTTTAATTCGTGCAAGCACAACAAAACTGATAGCGCTCTTGCAGGCGGATAACTCAACAACCCTTACTTTGACTTCAACCAATAATGTCACGACGGGTCAGTGGTATTATTTTGCCTTGACGCGATCCGGTACTACTGCGCGTTTATTTCTTAACGGAAATCTTGAGGCCAGCGGAACGTCGTCAGTAAACTTTTACGAAACCGCACAGGCACTTGGTCGCGTATACCCCACATCAACGGGCACAACGCAGTATCTTAACGGATACCTTGACGACGTGCGAGTCACCAAAGGTGTGGCCCGGTACACGACCAACTTTACGCCCCCAGGTGGGCCCTTCCCCAACTTCTGAGGTAAATAATGTTAGTAGCTGAAGTCATTGACGGTATAATCACGAAGGTTGCGGATTGTCGGGAACTGTGCGAGTGGTACCCCCCGACCGACGAGCAGCTGCGCGATCGAAACCTCGTTCGCGTAAACCTGTTTCGGGAGCACGACCCCGAGACGCAACAACTGGTTCCGTGTGAGCCTACGCTGGAGGGCGACTGGGTGTACACGGTGGCCGTAGAGGAAAAACCCCAGTGAAAATTGCCGTTTACGCCATATCCAAGAACGAAGAGATGTTCGTTCAGCGGTTCTGCGAATCCGCCAAGGACGCCGACCTAATTTTGATCGCTGACACCGGATCGACCGACAAAACCGTTGAGCTGGCGCGTCAACACGGCGCTACGGTTCACGAGATCTGCATCTCCCCCTGGCGCTTTGACAAGGCCCGCGACGCGGCCCTGGCGTTGATCCCTCGCGACATTGACGTGTGCATCTCGCTGGACCTGGACGAAGAGCTGCAGCCTGGATGGCGTGAAGAGATTGAGCGCGTGTGGAAGGAAGACACCACGCGCCTGCGCTACAAGTTTGACTGGGGTGCGGGGATCGCGTTTTTCTATGAAAAGATTCATCATCGTCATGGGTATCACTGGCATCATCCTTGCCACGAGTACCCGGTGCCCGACATCCGAACCAAAGAGGTATGGGCCCACACAGACATGCTCCTGGTCGTACACAAGCCCGATCCAACGAAGTCCCGCGGCCAGTACCTGGACCTACTCAAGGTAGCGGTCACCGAGGACCCGCGTTGCCCGCGCAACGCCTTTTACTACGCGCGCGAGTTGACCTTCTACAGCATGTGGGACGAGGCCCTGACGGCCCTGAACAAGTACCTGGCCATGCCCGAGGCCACCTGGCTCAACGAGCGGTGTTACGCCATGCGCCTGATCAGCAAGAGCCACCAGGAAAAAGGCAACAGCTGGGAGGCCCTCAAGTGGGCTCGTCTGGCCGTTGCGGAGGCCCCCGGTACCCGTGAGCCCTGGGTCGACCTGGCCATGCTCACCTACCGCCACTCGATGTGGGCGGAGAGCTTCTCGGCGGCCATGTCGGCGCTGGACATCACCAACAAGGAAGAGGTTTACACGATGGATCCCGGCGTGTGGACCGAGAAGCCCTATGACCTGGCCAGCATTGCGGCGTGGCACCTGGGCCTCAAAGAACGTGCGGTTGAGCTGTGCAAGAAGGCGCTCGAGTTTAACCCGACAGATACAAGACTAATTTCAAATCTGGCATCCATGGAGACGGTGTGATGGACTTCGACGGACAACACTTTTTTAACACGGCAATCACCCTCTGCGGTGCACTGGGAGGTTGGATCCTGAAGACCATCTGGGACGCAATCAAAGAGATCAAACGGGACGTCAAGGAATTGAACCGCGAGGTCAACCAGGACTTTGTCCGTAAAGACGACTTTAAGGACGCCGTAAGGGACATTAAGGACATGCTCGGCAAGATTTTTGACAGGCTGGACAGCAAGGTAGACAAGGGCGAATAAGCCCTTTTTCATGCGTAATTATTGATAGGAGATCACAAAAATGGCCAAATATACCCCCCGCATCGACCACTCTAAAAAGGACATGGAAATGTCCCACACCGACGTGGCGCAAGACAAAAAGATCGTCAAGAAAGCATTCAAGATGCACGACGAGCAGTCCCACGAGGGCGAGAAGACCGACCTCGCCAAGCTCAAGCGCGGCGGCCGCGCTAAGAAGGAAAAGGGCACCGTGCGCGAGATGTGTGGCGGCGGCATGGGCAAGTACAAGGCCGGCGGCATGATCAAGGCCAAAGAGGTCAAGGCCAAGCCCAAGGCAGGCCTGCCCGCCCTGGAGGGTAAGCCCGACATGTTCAAAAAAGGCGGGAAGTGCTGACATGCCGATTGAGTCCAAGGCTCAAAACCGGCTGATGCAGGGGGTTGCTCGCAGCCCCGAGTTCGCCAAGAAGGTCGGCATCAAGCAATCGGTCGGCAAAGAGTTCGTCAAGGCCGGACCGGCCAAGAAGAAGTTGCCGGAGAGGAAAAAATGAAACACGACAAACCTATCCCGCGCAAGACAACTGGCAAGGGCAAAACGTACAACCCTACCGAAAAGGGTGCGGGCATGACGGCTAAGGGCCGCGAAGAGTACAACCGCAAGAACGGAAGTAACCTGAAGGCCCCCGCCCCGAACCCTAAGACAAAGTCGGACAAGGCCAGGAAAGATAGTTTTTGCGCCCGGATGGAGGGCGTCGTTAAGAAGGCCAGCGGACCCGCGGAACGGGCAAAGGCCTCGCTTAGGAACTGGAACTGCTAATGGCAAGCAACTACGACAACACCTCGAACACGACGGCGCAGACGGTCATCTCGGTTGACCAGATGATCAACTTCGCCTTCAGCGAGGCGGGTCGTTTGCCCGAGGAGATGACGCCTGAGAACGTCAACCGTGCGCGCCAGGCGCTCTGGTACATCCTCATCAACTTGTCTAACCGCGGCGTGAACCTCTGGCTGCTGGATTACCTGGTGATTGGCAGCAAGACCCAGACCCGACAGTACGAGATGCCGGTTGGCACCGTGGACATCCGCGAGGCCAACTACCGACTGATGACCCGGCCCAGCACGACGTCAGACAACGTGTATGGCGCGTTCAACACGGTGTCTCTGGACCTGGAGTACACCATCGCCGCCGGCGCGTCTGCACAGGCCTTCTACGAGGACGGCTACCGGTTCTTGAGCGCGGGCTTCTACTGTGACACGGTTGGCACGACGATGAACGTCGAGTACAGCTACGACGGCATTACGTGGGCGCCGATGGTGACGGTCACCAACGGCATCGTTAACCAGTGGGGCTACACGCAGATCGACGGCTCCCCCCTTGCCAAGTGGTGGCGTTTCCGCAACCCGTCGACCTCGCAGGTCAAGATCCGCGCGTTCTCCCTGGCGTCGGTCCAGCAGGACGTGCCCCTGGCACGACTAAACCGTGACAGTTACTTCAACCTACCGAACAAGGACTTCCTGGGCGAGCGTTCGCTTCAGTACTGGTTCGACCGTCAGGTGACCCCGATCATGAACGTGTGGCCGGTGCCACAGGATGCGTTCCAGGCGTTCATGATTTTGATTGAGATGCAGCCCCAGGACGTGGGCAAGCTGACCAACGAGATTGCGGTCCCTGACCGCTGGATGCCTGCGATGCAGGCGCAGCTCTCTCACCGCGTGGCCAAGCTGCTGCCCGGTGTCGACATCAACCGCATCACGATGTTGAAGAACGACGCCATTGAGGCGACCATCACGGCCGAGAACGAGGACCGCGACAAGTCACCGCAATACATTACACCCAACATCAGCTACTACACCCGATAAGGACACCTAGATGTCACAAGCCGGCTTTACACCCATTCAACTGTATTACTCGACGACGGCGGGTCTGCAGCCCTCGGCTTCCAACATGATCGTTGGCGAGCTTGCGCTCAACGTGACGGACAAGAAGCTGTACGCCCGTGACAACAGCGGCGTGTTTTTGCTGGCACAAGCTGGCGCTGTGTCGTTGGCGACTAACTTGGCCGGCGGCTCACTTGGCTCGGTTCCGGTTCAGGTAGCGGCCAACACAACTTCTTTCTTGTCGCCGGGGACTGCCGGATACGTGCTGCAGACCAACGGCCCCGGTGTGGCCCCGTCCTGGAACCCCGTGGTGGGTTATTCGGGTGGTACAGTGACCTCTGTAACAGGAACAGGCTCGGCTAACGGGCTGACGTTATCGGGCACCGTAACGGGTGCTGGCAACATCACACTAGGCGGGGCCATTACAGGTTTGAGCCTGACGACTCAGGTGTCTGGCACGTTGCCGTTTGCCAACGGCGGCACCAACGCAACGACGCAGCAGGCGGCGATTAACTCCCTGACCGGCACACAAACCGCGGGTTACTATCTGCGCAGCGACGGCACCAACGCAAGCATGTCGGCCCTGTTGGGTACGGACATCTCTGGCACCGTGCCTGTTGAGCACGGCGGCACCAACATCGCGTCTTATTCAATTGGCGACCTGTTGTACGCGTCTGGTTCGACAACGCTGGCCAAACTGTCTGACATTGAAGCGGGTAACGTGCTGCTGTCTGGCGGCGTGGGCGCCGCGCCTTCGTATGGTAAGGTCAACCTTACGCAACACATCTCCGGCGTGTTGCCAATTGCTAACGGGGGCACCGGCAACACGGGCCAGCAGGGCGCCATCAACGCACTGGCTGGCGCGACCACGTCGGGTCAATATCTGCGCGGCAACGGCACCAACGTGGTCATGTCGGCCATCGAGGCCGGCGACGTCCCGACGTTGAACCAGAACACGACGGGCACGGCGGCAGGTTTGTCGGCCACCCTGGCCGTCAGCAGCGGCGGCACGGGCGCCACGACACAGCAGGCGGCCATCGACGCACTGGCTGGAGGTGTTACATCGGGCTACTACCTGCGCGGCAACGACACCAACGTGGTCATGTCGGCCATCCAGGCCGGCGACGTCCCGACGTTGAACCAGAACACGACGGGATCCGCGGGCAGCGTGGCCACGACCAACTTCACCATATCTCAGGTTGGCTCAAAGCTGGTGTTTAAGCACGGCACCACAACGATTGGCTCGCTTGACTCGTCTGGTAACTTCATCGTTACAGGCAACGTGACAGGCTACGGAACGCCGTAAGTATGGCAACCTCACTTATATCAACGGGTGTTCAGTTTCCTGATGGGACCACACAAACCATTGCGTCTACGGGCGGTGTCATTGTTTTTTGGTGATAAAAATGAAACTTGCTTTAATCGACCCTACAAGTCTGGTAAATGCTCTCACTAGCTGGGAACCAAACACAGACCCTCAAATCCCTGGTAAATATATACCCATATATACACCAATTGAGCAATCTGCGCGCGTTTGCCAGGTCGTAGATATTGGTGCGTCATTTCCTATCGCACCACCCTATTTTTGGGCCTCTTGCAGCAATGATGTGGTGGCAGATCAGTGGTACTACAACACACAAACTGAAGAAATTATTGTCGTTCCTGCTCCCGCTCCATTCCCAGGAACCAATGGCGTCCAGGGCGTTTAAGCTATGGCAACCTCACTTGTTTCAACCGGCATAAAGTTTCCTGATGAAACCATACAAACCACCGCCGTTACAGGGGGAGGGGGAAGTTCTGCGGGCCCTAGTTCTCAAGTTTTTACATCATCGGGCAACTTTACGGTGCCAGCCGGTGTGACAAAGGTTGTAGTATCTGTTTGGGGTGGCGGCGGTGGGGGTGGCGGCACCTCTAGTCAATCCGTTTGCGGAGTAGGTTGTTGGGCGGGAGCCATAGGTGGAGCGGGCGGGTTTATAAAAGCCAATATAACCGGATTAACTCCAGGATCCACCATTGCAGTAACTGTTGGCGGGGGAGGTAACGCAGGGAATGTAGTGTCTTCAGGCACAGCTTCAACTGGCGGCGCTGGAGGTGCGTCAAGTTTTGGTCTTTATGCTACAGCCATAGGGGGTGGCGGCGGTGGCGGAGGCCTGGGCGGAAACCGATATCCGACAAGAGCCACGGGATCTTCTAGTTCAACAACAGGCACCATACTGGTTAAAAACGGCCCTAATTTTACAAAAGCCAACACTTATTTTTCAGTGGGCGCTTTTAACGGTGGGGGTCAGGCCGGAGGAAGTGGCTATTTTACAGGGCCCCCAGCAACAAATGGAGCTGCTGGCGGAGGCGGTGGAATGTCCGGCGGAGGTGGTGGGGCAATATATAGAGTGGACCCCACGTATGGCTCTGTGTTTGGTGACGGCGGAGAAGCCTTTGGACCTGGTAGTAACGGCGCTGATGGCTCGTCTTCAGGTGGTGGAACAGGCGGCGGTTCTGGAGGTGGTTCAGGAACAGCGGGTGTTTATGGTGCAGGCGGTGGCGGCGCTGGCGGCGTAATTGTTGAATGGTAATGAAACCCATTACTCCGTTTCATAATTTTAATTACGCCGGCGTAACGGTTAATGTATATCATGCCGACAAGGGTGATGGCCTTCCCTCACACATGCATGAATTTAATCATGCCACGGTCTGCCAGGTTGGCTCGTGTGTTGTCCGCGTGAAGGGTAAAGAGATTGTGATGACAGCAGAGACGCAGCCGATTGATCTGCCAGCAAATGTACCCCACGAAATTGAAGCACTTGAAGATGGCACGGTGTTTGTGAACATCTTCAAAGAAGGAGCGTATTAAAAATGGCACTCAACGCGTCGGGCCCAATCAGTTTAGGTGGATCGACTGCGGGGCAGTCGGTCAACCTGGAATTGGGTCAGTCAGCTACGTCAACCATTTCGTTCAACGACACAAATGT